CACCGATGTCCAAACTTGGACGTTTCACGCCAGAAGAATTTGCCAACATCATTGCGGACAAGAGTTTTATCAAACACCTCTCCGACGATGTTGTACATCTAGGCGTTGATCATATTCTTGAAAACTACCCGTATTCTGATGTTTCCCTCGACCAATTCCACTCCTTAGCTCGTCAACCTGGCTCGACCTTTCATCTTAAACCTTATAAGTTGAAGATTTATAACATTAACCGTTCCGTCGATCCTTTAGACCACTGGGTGGCTGAAAGTTTGAAACTTTGGGATCGTGATTTTTACGATTCACTAAAAGGATACACAAAAGTAGCTCGACCTAATAGGGCTTACTCAACGATTTTAAAATTTACAAAACCATTGAAAGATTCTAGAACATTAAACAAAAACGCGTTCCACCGATCATGTTATGATCGAGCGTTATCTGATCTTGACACGCTATTTAAAGGTCAAAAGTTTGACTCTTTACCGTTGCAAGATTGCCTCAAGCAACTTCCTCAAAACACAGCAGCCGGATACCCGTTCATGGGAAAACGAAAAGGCGAAGTCTGGGGACTAGTACATAGAAAGACACTTTCTAACTACGGTCGATTGACCCGTGGTGAGAAGATTGAGGACCTACCAGCAACCTTGGCTCTACGAGGACATTTATCACCTATTGATGAAGTTAAGACTAGACCAGTTTGGGTTGTTCCCTTCGAAACCATAGCTCTTGAGAACATCATGTTTCGTAACATGTATGATTTCATCTTCAGGGACAAGGAGATGTCTGAGCTTATTTTAACTGGGAAAGACACTTTATCTCGGTTACGTGATTATTTGATGATAGATGAAGGTTCATCATTCATAAATATCGATTATTCAGCGTGGGATGCATGGAGATGCAGATTCCTAGCAATCGATGTCTTTAACGTACTGAAGTCGCACCTTACATTGGAGGAAGGCGAATCTAATGTGTTTTATTACATCCGTAAGCAATTTATCAACACTCAGCTACTGTTTCCAGACGGTACTGTTTATGAGAAATCAGCTGGCACGCCATCTGGCAGCTTGCTCACCGGATTGGTGAATAGTCTCATGAATTTTGTTGCTTTAAAAACGGTTATCTACATACTTGGTGAAGAGTTTTGGACTCAATACATCAAGGTTCTTGGTGACGATGCAGCAATGTATTATGGAGGACGAGCGGATAGGGCGAAAGATTTTCTGGCTAACCTGTCGGAGATGCTACTCGAACTCTTTGGATTAGTAATCAAACCTGAAAAGTGTTTGGTTTGCGAACCCGGAGCCCCGATCGAACAAAAGAAATTTATAGGTTACAGTTTACAAGGCAACCAGCTTTTCAAGCCCGAAGAGGATTTCTTTTTATCTGTTTTATATCCTGAGCACGAGGTCAAGAATTGTGCAGTTTCATTTTCACGGGTATTTTCATATTTTATGCTTGGCGGCATTTTGCACAACAAGTTTACTATGTGGTTTCAACAATACCTTGGACATTACTGGCATGTATTGTCAAAGCAGGATCGAATACTTAATGAAGAGGTATTCAAAATGGGTAATTTACGAGTTATTAAGCACGTATTTCAGATAGAGATGGACGAATTTATAAAAGATTTCGACGTCAATAAGTTTAGGTCTATAGATTTTATGCAATTACCTTACTTTTTAACGTTAAAGATTCCACTTAATTCTCTAACTGTATAAAATTAAGAA